AATTTCCTGGTGAAAAAGTATAACTATTAGAATCCTTTCTACTTGTTACTAAGTAGGGCTCTGTAGTAAAAGGATACACATATGTTTTTGGGGTATCCTCTGGAGCAGGGTTCCAACTAGTATACTCAATTCCATCCTCAATCTTTATATTTCTAAATTTAAGAGACTCTCCTCCAGAAAAACCAGTAGCATATTGATTATCTATACCTCCCTGTATTCTAAAATAAAGTATATTGTTAGTAGAAGCTGGGGTCAATTTAACACTAATTACCGTCCAATCATTATTGTTTATATCAAAGTTTTTAGAGTACTCTCCTACTGTTCCAGTACCTCCTCTAAATCCCCATCTAAGAACACCTTGCGGAACAGTTCCTTTGACTTCTACACTGAATACATAGTTACTTCCTGGTTTTAGCGGAGTGTCTGAGAAGTTAGACCAAGCACCAGCAACTTGATAGTACCATTCTGTAGTGTTATCTGATGAATTAATCATATTTATTCCATCTGTATCGTAAGAAAGAATAGCCTTTGATACAGAAGAACCTGTACCAGATAAGTGAGGTCTCTGAGTATCACTAGCGTTGTTCCCAGAAGAATTAATTACATAATTTGTAGTTCCAACAGTTGATAGGTCTACTTTGGTGCCCTGATAAATATAGTCATACGGGTCTTTAAACGCACCAGAATCTGGTGTGCTACTGCTTTGTACATACCCTAATATATGATAAGACGGAGAATTAGTATAATCAAATATGTATGCATTTTCTGGATTACCCGATATAACATCAGAACCATTTAATTTAGATGCATTCATTTTAAATAAACTAAGTTCCTTTTTTGTTATTGGAGAATCACCCATAGTTACTTGTGCTGTTTTATAATATGGGTCTAGGTAATTAGTTAGCGTGTAAGAACTATCACTATCTATAAATTCTTGTGAAAAATCTACGGGGTCGTTCCATACCTCGTCTGACATTCCCAACGCATATCTATAAAGAACTTTAACTCCGTATGCTTTATATCTATCTACTATGTCAGTTAATACGTCTGGCTCTACATATTTACCTACAGTTATCTCTATAACTGCATATCTATATTTTTCACCCATAATGTAATCAAGACCATTAAGTGTAGACTGATTCATAATAAATATATTACGCCACGTTTCATAGATAGATACGGGTAGCTCAGGGTCACCTAGCTCATTTTTTATACCGTCTATGATAGCCTCAATAGTTCCACGCTTTGTTTTAATATATTTTACTATTCTATCCCTATAGGGCTGGTCTTCTTCCCCATCATTTCTAGAAAGTCCTACATATTTACCATATAAATCTAAAAACTTTCCAGTTGCTCGTGTGAAATAAACCTGTAATGACATCTCTTCCATGTCGTCACGGGTAGTTTCTATAGACCCTTTAATAGCTCCTAGGAACGCATTGTGGGCGTTAGAACCATCTTTGGTAGTTCTATATGTAGAAGGCAGAAATCGCTCTAATATGCCTCTATTGTCTCCATTCGCTGAGCTATAACCTTTCATACTATCTATCCTTTCACACTAAAGTTTATATTTACATTACCTGCTCGTATTACCTCATCAGAACTCGTTATATAATTATCTGACGGTTCATTTAATACAGCATCATATATAGCAGTAGGGTCAAAGTTCATCACATAGCGCATAAAGTCTGAAATTATAAAATCACCGTCTAGTAACATAGTGTCTAAATAATCATAAACATACTTGTTTAGTGCTAATCTGAAACTAGCAGAATCATACTGTGATTTAGATATAATTATATCCATATCAATGTCAACGTCTACTCTATCTATTGGAAATACATTTACTTTTATACCAGCTGCTCTATAATCATCTAAGGTATCCGAAACACTTTTTTGTTGTTGAGTCGTTAACTCCCCATTTGCATCTCCTGCGTACACATCAAAGTATCCTACATGTTCATCTACTTGCACTAATTGTATATCTTCCACACTTAATGCGCCATATATTACACTAGCCTTAGTAGATTTACCTATACCCTCTACCATATTAGCAAATCTTTTTTGAGCATCTACATATGTTTCCCCATCATAACCCGTAAGAAAAGGCTCTGAATTATATACTCTAGAAACATTAAATACTGACGTTTCTGGATGGGTAATTTCTCCAGCTAATACATTACCAACACTACCATCTACTGTAGCATATACCTGTACTGTGGCTGTTTTTGTACCTGATGGTATTACATACTCTTCTCTAGTTTCATAATAAACTGTAGGATTAGGGTCACCGTTAGAAAATCGTGTACCTTTATCAATAGAAACAGGGTTAGGAAGTTCAGAGAAAAACTCTAAAGTAACATACCCCTTAGCTGGAGTAGCCTTTTTTAAAGTAAACCCGAAAGCGGAAAACATTCCCTCCAATATACCATTACTGACGTTATTATACGTCATAAGGTATAAAGTTTCGTTTTCAATTGATACCGCATCTAGTATCGAACGTACTGCCGAACCTACTGTGAAATCTGTGACATTAGTGGTCATAGATGATATATAATCTATCATAGATGATAGAATGTCTTGCTGTCTTTTAATTTGCATAATATACCTAACTTAATGCTACAACGCCATCGCTTGTAGCTCCTAAATATAATTCTAGTTGTTCGTCTAAACCTATAGGAGTTATGATAACTACTATTTTAACTACTTCTCCTTCAACTTCCGTTGATTGTACTTTTACATTGGATACTCTGCTATCTTTACGTAGTGTTTGTTCAATACCTACCTGTAGCTTATTTATGTTCGATACTGTATTTTTTTGTCCTAAAATATCAGAAAAATTATTTCCATATTCTGGGTGTAATAACAAGGTTCCTATAGGTGTGTTTAGTCTAACTAATAATGCCTGCACAAGATTTTCATATCCTGATACTACTGAAAGGGTTTTACCTGTACTCTCTAAACTTATTACTTCATCAGTTGTACCTCTCCCCTCAATAGCGCTTGTGTCGTCTATCAAAGATAAATCCTTCCCTAATACATATCCTGCTAGGTTGTTTTTCTGTGTATCACTTAGTGTATCCGAAGATATTGAATAATTATCGTCTGTGCTTATAGGGATAATTATAGTATCACCTACTGACATAACCCCCGCATCTGAATAATCACCTATATAAGGGTAGACTAATTTATTATAAGAAGCAATGTCATACCATTTACTAGCATCGTTTAAAATATACTGTGCTATAGATTGGAGAGTATCTCCCTCTGTAATTGTATATTTACTGTAAATCATATATAGCACTCCTTACATAATTTCCTATGTTATATCCATAAGACATCATTAGTTCATTTATAGTATCGTCTTTTGTTTCACTAGGCTTAAATAGACCTATTACTATTTTAACATAGGTAACCCCACCAGGAATGTAGACACCTTTTAATACTTGTATACCATCAGAGGATATTTTACTCTCTCCTAATAAACCGTTGTTAATCCTATTTCCAAACTCATCTACAAATCTTACCGTATTACCGTCTGAATCTACTGCATATAATTTAATAGTATTTTTAGTTTTTGCTCTTAATGTAACTCTTGTATCTGAATAAATAGGTATAACAGTTGTTTCGATGTCTACGCCAGAAACAGACTGTGATATAAAAGATAACCCTGATTCATACTTAGCCACATAATCTTTTATGTTACCACTGCTAGTTCCATCATATACTTTATTAATTTTCCAGAAATCGTTTAAGTACACAAACTCTGAATCAGGTACCAAGTTTATCTTACTATAATTATTTTCAATAGAAGAACTATAGGAATAGTCTAGACCAGAAAATGTAGTATACAAATACATTATGTTATTATCTAACTCTCTTAATGATAATATAACAGTATACGTATCAGGGTCATCTATTGAGTATAGATTATTTATAATTAGGTGAATATTATTATGAACCCTATCCGCATCCTTCTGTGTGAAATTAGGTACATAATCAGAAAAATTCTCTAGTGAATATACTAGAGAAAATGATTCAATAACCACAGATTGGAATAAACGATATAAGGGTTTATATTTTATGTTACGATTTAACTTATCAAAAAAAGGAATTACTCCCTCTAGAGTAGTCGAATAATCATATGTAAATGTACTTGTATTCGCTACAGTATCATATATAGAAAGAGCCAATCCTGATAGTTCTGGAGTTCCCAATAATGATACTGAGTTTATAGAGCTTTGATACTTATTTCCTACTATTTTATTACCTGAAATGTTAGCACTTCTAATTAACTTTAACATTTGGTAAGGCTGTGTCATTTCCATATTACTTACCTGTTATACTTTCCAATGGCGATTTTACTTCTTGACCAAACTTATTTGTCTGTGTATTTTGCAAAATATTAAGAGTTTCTTTTGTACTTAGTTTAGATTTATTAGAAGCAGTTTTTTCTTTATAGCCATCTTTTTTATTTTTTGTGTTATTATTTGTAGATGCACCTGTAGTATAATCTGGGGATGATACGTCTATACCGCCTGTTTTACTTTTATTAGTATCCTGTGTAGTAATATCTGAGGCAGTTATCGTACTCTCGTCTACACTTGAACCTGCATATCCGATAACTACTAAGTTTATTTCATAATTCCAGTTCAAAGGGCTATCAACTGACTTAGATATTTCATAACCCTCAGGCGCAAATACTACTGAAAACGCATAATTTTCTGTATGATTGTAGAATGTCAGAGGTTCCCTTGGTGCTTGACCATAGCTCGGAGATTGGTTGGAATATCCGTCTAAGAATTTCCACATAGACATTATTGCAGATTCTCCACCCATACGTAAACCACCTGTAGTACCAGCTATACGTAGAGATTGCACATCGTCATTGAAGTCGTCTATAACGTATGTTGACTGAGTTTTTATTACTGATGACCTATGAGGTTGACTCATTGTCATATTCTGTGGGTTTATATTAAATTTGTAACTACCGCCAGAATAGCTAAACTCCATTCTGACAAGCTGATTTTTACCGTCTGCCTGTGGCATTATAACACCTCTACTTATGTTTAGCTATAATATAATTAAATCTTATGTACGGGCATAAGCCCATTTTTACTTCGCACTACCGTCCGTTGATTCATCAGTAGTAGCTTCTTCTGCTGCAAACAACGTATCTTGGATATTATACACATAGTTATCAAAGTCTGACTTATCCTTACGAACTAAAACTTTGTTGCTATTATATAATTCTTGGTCTTGAATTGTTAACTGACTACTTGTGTAGTTATCAGAAACAGTAGCCGAAAAACTCGCAATGCTCTTATCTGTCTCGGTTCCATCAATTTGCTTAACAGGGATTGTTGAGTAAGCCTCTAATGTTAATGTTTTACTAATCTTCATACTGAATATATTTCCTTTCGTGTTGGGCTTCTCACCCCTATTGGCAGTTAATAAGCATACTGGCTATACATACTAATCTTTAGGAATAGTTGACAACATTGCTGCTGAAACCTCTTCTGCTATCTTATTTAGTTTTTGTTGACCTGTGGAGTTAAGCCA